CGGATTGCTGCCCTTACGAACGATGCTTGACGTGTGCGCTGATAAACACCATCGCCATTCGTTTGGTTGCCTATTCCACTCGATGTATTGCCCTCGATGGTCTGAATAGTTTGATGGACTGGATCAAAATCATGTATTGCTATGCCGATATGTTCAGCATGACCAGATTTACTAAAATCAAAGAGCAGAAGATCGCCACGCTTGGCTTGCTCTGGTCTGTAGATCAACTTGGCATGGGTAGCCCAGATTTCAAAAGCGCTGACAGCTGCTGAGTTCACGATCAGCTTTGGATAGCCAGCCTCTTTGAAAAGCGCACAAATGAAGGTAGCGCACCAAGGCTGATTATTAGCCTGACCAGTAATGCCAGCAAAGATGTTGTCATTGTTCTGACCTTCTTTGTAACCGACATGGTTGACTGCTTTTGATATGACTTCTTGGATCATTGAAGTAGAAGAGTGGCTTCTTCTTGCGTAATGCCTAATTTTGCAAGAAGCGCAGCTTTGGCTGTTTTGGTTTCAGCATCTTGTTTGGTTTTCCAAGCATCATATTGAGCAAAGCCCGCTTCAAATTGTGCTTTGGTGATTGGCTTAGCTTCAATAAAGTCAATGTTTTCAAACTCATCGCCACGGATTACCCAGCCGCCAGTTGGAATAAGCATTGTTAAAACTTCTGATCCTGTTGCCATTATGCACCGACTTCCATAAGTACCATTGTTGATACGCTTGAACCTGCTGAAACAAGTACACGGGCTGCGTTACTTGTACTTGAAAATTGTGTTTTATATGTTGTTGCTGAAGTGGTAGCTGGACTATCTACATATTGTGTACTCATTGAACCAAAACCATTAGCAGAAGTTGAAGCAGTATAACCAGCAAAAGTTTCTATTTGAGCAATACTTGTTGAAGCACGATACAAACGCAATAATAATCGTGTATCAGATGAATCTTTGAAACATCCAGTATGGCTTAACATTACAAGTATTTTGCTGGTACTTAATGTTGGTGTAATTGTTGCAGTCAAACCTGTGTCTGCATAAGTTGATGATGAACTTGCAGTTTCAGTTGAATATGCGCTGCTTACCACTTGAAGAATCTTTGGGCTAGCCCCGCCAACGGCTGTCCAAGCAGACCCGTTGTAATACATAATTCCAGTAGCAGGTGTGTATGACACCATGCCATCTACCAAGACCGCACCTGTCAGCGCGGCATCTCTAGCCGTTGTAGTTGCAAAATACATAACAGTTTGATTTTGCAAGTTGTATTGAACCTGAGCAGCGGTGAGTACATCACCTGTTGCGTAGGCGTGATAACCAGCGTTAGCGGTCATTTTTTCTCCTTAGTATGCCAAAACGGATTCACCCAGCGGATCGCCAAGTACCCCGTAGATTGTTGAGTTTAAGATAAATCCAGCAACGATTGGCTCTCCAGTCGTTAGTGTCACATCAAAGGTGTTGGGTGTTATTTCATAGGCTTGACCTAAGTTTTGTAAGGTTTTTTGAATGACTGTGCCGTTTTGACCCACATTGGTAATAGCCATGGTGTTGAAATAGTCGGTAGCCAAAGCAGCTGTGATACCTGCTGGATAGTTGAGAGTGTTCAGATCCAAGGTAATCGAGTCAATACGGATGGAATTGGTAGCGCGGCTGGCCACATAGATTCGTGCGATGTTCAAAGCATCGGCATCGGTAAGTCCCACTAAATTGTTTTGGTTGATCGAGTGCTGAAAATACTTGTCAATAGAAGCCTGATTGTAAGACTCCTGAGCAGTGCCACCGATATTGGTAATAATCGCATCGTTGATGATCGTCTTATCGTCATTGGCAAAGGTGATGCCTGAATAGGTAATCCCTGAGCCATTGTTGGAATAGACAGTTGGGTTTTTGCCATTCTTGCTGATGATGTATGCGCGTGATCTAAATACTGCGTTGCCTTCACCATTCATATAGAACGCGCCTTGCTCTGTGAACTCCACGTTCTTAATGGCTTGAAGAGCTGTGCGGGCTGTTCCGGGGTCTGCCTGGCAAAAAGATTCTGTGCCACCAGTTTCGATCTGTCTAAGATTTGATGGCCATGAGATGTCGTTCAAGATGGTGTTAATGCGAGTGCCAGTATCTTGACCTGAGGGAGTGCCAGCCAGAGTAGTCACATTGGCAAGCTGCATAAGTCTGAAGCCATCTGAAGCATCTATGTCTAGGTAAGCAATAACCTGATCGGTAGGGTAGGTGTAGTTATAGGCGGTGATATAGCCGCTGAATAAATAGTAAGTAGTGCCAGCGTATGAAGCTGCAACACGGATCTTTCTCATCGGTACAAGATTGGGATAATAAGGGCTGGATACGTTTTGTGGATTCCAGATACCCGTTTGATCGTAGATTCTAATCTTGGCCGTAGCTGCTTGAAATTGGTCTTGAAAGAGGTTGTAGCCGCCTTTGATGCTGATCTTGCCTGCTTGGCTTGATACATCCACAATGTTTGTAGCTGAATCTGCTAGCACGTTTGTACCCAATATGCCATGAGCAGGATCGCCAAGAATGAATGAATAGCCAAATGAAGCACCTGTACTGAAATCAACTGTGACAGTTATCGTCACGCCATTGGCTTGATAAGACATTACACAAACTGATTCTGATTGCGGTTAATGGATATTTGTGTACCAGCGGCTGTAGCAGCGTTTGTTGTGCTTACGATTAAGCCTTGATCTAGTGAGATATTTAGATTCACGTTAGAACTGTAAAGATCGGCGGCTGATAGACCACTAGGCGGTGCTGAGGGATAGGTAAATGTATTACTGCTTGCATAAGGTGCAATTCCATCTGTGCCACCTACAGGTGGTTGGTATGTACCCGCGTATTGGTCGAGAAGGCTTTGAGATATTCCACCCAAAGCTGCTCCATTTGCGGCAGTAATGCTTTGAATTGCTTTACCAACCCCCAAAACGCCATTAAGTGCATCTTGAACATACTGATCCCAGCCAGCAAAAGGATTCTTAGCAGTAGCTAGATTAACAATAGAACCATCTATCAACATAACTAAGCCTTGGGCAATAAGACCTTTTTGATAAAGAATTGTGGCATCATCTGTGCTCTTTTGAAGCGCATCTCCTGTTTGATTTGCAGCATCAAGCAACAATAGTTGAATGTTAAGTTGATCTCTAGATTGTTGGCTTATGTCTTTTTGAAGTGCGGCATATAATTCTGCTTTTTGAAGATTACTTGATGGGTCTCCAAGGATCTTGAGTTGATTTTGGAGTTGAAGTTCTGCCGTGGTTTTCTTAGTATTGCTAAGAATAAGGGCTGTTGATTTAGCATCTGCAAGTCTTTGTGCCGTTACCTTGGCTTGGGCTTGGGTGGCCAACATAGATTGACCCGTCAATTCACCAGCCGAAACAGCAGACGGAGCATTTTTGTTTTCTTTAAGTTTGGCTAATGCTGATATGCCCTTAAATACAATGTTGTCTGTAAATAAACCTTTAAATACTGAAGTTAAAATTGTCCCAATGATAGGCATTTTTTTAACAGACGCGATCAGATCGCCTACCTCTGCAATAGCGTTGCCAATGGTTGTGCCAAGCTTGACAATATCGTTAATGGCATTTGTCAAAGATCCACCAGCTGTAAGCGAAGTAAATGCCCCGATCAAACCATCACCGATCTGAACTGTGGCTTGACGACCTGCTTCTGTTAAACGAGAGATAGCACCTGCGGCAGTATCAGCTGCGGCTGTTGTAGATCCAGCAAAGGTTGAAGATAGACGAGTCATGATGAGATTCATGTCGCCAGTCTTTAAGAGTGCCTTATCTAGTCCAGCACCTAAGCGGGTAAGTGATGTGGTGTTTCCAAGGTAACCCTTTGAGATGGCTGTGGTGACAGTTGCAAGATCCTTGCCCGTTGCGATGGATACATCCATAGCGATTGCAAGATCCTTCTGGCTAAGTGCGACATCTCCTGTCGCGGTTAGAAGCTGCTGATAGGCAGGAATAAGAGTGTCAATGGCTACGCCACTAGCTAGTGCTAGGTTTTCAATAAATGCTTTTGAATTGACCGATGCAAAACCCAGCCCAAGGTTATTGAGAGTATTGCCCAAAAGGGTAAACGCTTTATTTTCATTGGCCGCCATTGTGACGGCATCTTTGCCAAACTTAATCAGGGCAGCAGCACCAAAGGTTGCAGCTAATTTTTTGCCTAGGCTTGCAACTGACTTTTCAAGGACACCCATGCTGTTTTGCGCTTGTTTAGCACCAGCATTTTTATACTCTGAAATAATGTCAATGTATGTCGAGACTTTAGCTGCCATTATGAAGCACTCCTAAACGCTTTAGCCGCGGCAACGTATTTCTTTGTCTGGGCTGCTGTCTTATTAAGAGCTGTAAGCACATGACCTAAGGACTTGCCTTGATCTTCATCGTAAGCACGATAGATAAGTCGGCCTTCTCTAGCACCTTTACCCCTCAACGATCCGGCAGATTGGATGCTTTCAATAAAGTGTTTTCCTGCTTGTGGATTCCTAGAATGTGAAACTTCGTGAGAAGCACTTTTTGGATTCCATGGCTGACCGCTGGGATTGATACGCCCTGCTTTTTCAAAGATAGATCCTGCGCCTGAAAGGTTCACAATGCGAACCAATGATAAAAAGCCCGATCCTTTGTGGCGTGTAGGAAACTGTTGAGACTTGATCCCGCGCTTAATGCCCGCTGGATTATATTGTGGAAAGTGGCCGCCAAATGCTTTCCAATGTGAAAGACCAGCGACATCCGATGGCACATAGCCTTTAGCCTTTTTAACGACTGGCAAAAGAAAAGCCTTGATCTCTATTTTAAGGTTCTTTTCTAAATCGGGTTGAAGAGAGCGCATAGCCTTCTGAGCTTCTTTAAGCCCTGTTACGACGACTGGCATTTTGCACCGCTTTCGCTCTCTCAGTTAATACTTCAAGGATTGCGCTGAACATCTGCTCATCACATTCCAATAAATCGTTAGGCGAGATTCCAGTCTCTACTGCCACTTGCGCGACTAAGTAGTGAACTGTGTCCCGCCCTAGGCGTTTGGGAGATCGTCCAACACCTTGACTTCATCAAGTAGGTCAATGAACCCAGCCCCAAATGTAGGAATTGGGTTCATCGTTCCACTTCTTTTTAAGCACTCCCAAGCTAAATAAAATATGTGTTCTTGCTTTGAGTCCTCAGCAAAGGCCTTGGAAAAGCCTTTCTTAGCCCAGATTTCAAACGCATATTCAATCGAAGGCGTGATGCGATGATCACTTACTTCTCCTGATACTAACTTGATCTGTAAACGTGCCATTGTGTTGCCCCTTATCTAGTTGTTGTTATTACCAAGTACCTGTAGAAGCGACTGTGATCGCACCTGAAACTGTGAAGGTAAGTGACTGCATCGCTACATCTCCAACCTTTCCTGCTACTGGTGTGAGCTTGTTTACCAAGATCAAACCTGTGTAGAGAGGGTTTGTAGCGGAGATTGTTGCTGTTGATGGAGACCCAGCCACAGTTGTCTGACAAATCTTAAACGCTGCATTTGTACCAACGAGTGTGTTAAGAGTCTGCATGACTGATGCTGTTGCTGTGTCATTAAGGAAATCAACTTGAATGGTTGATGATTCCAAACCAGCAACAAATGAATGTCCGGTGTTGCCCATGGCTGTTACATCGAGTTCATCGAATTGGCGGTTGATGGTGATAGATTGAACGTGGTTTGTTAGATCAACGTATGCTGATGAAACTTGGATCTGAAAGCCAGCATTATTTTGATAAAAAATTGCCATTTATTTTGCTCCTTCTGTTGAGTCTGTGGCAGGGGTTGTATCTGCTACTGGTGATGGTGTCGGTGCTACTTTTGGTGCTGGTGCTGCCACAGGAGCAGCTGTTGGTGCATCTACGTCTAATGAGTAGCGCGTAGTTTCTGTTGGTTCTACATAGTCCTGACCGATCAGTTTAAGAAAGGCCAGATTCTCTGGTGATAAATCGCTCATAATTAGCTCCAAGTAGTAAGGATCGAAATGGATAGATCGCTGGAAAGCATTTGTCCTGCATCCACTCCCAGCACAGTCGGAGCTGTGAAGTTGCCCATTCGGATATTGAGAGAGCTTGCTGCAAGTTTGTTAAATACGCTGACCAAGAATGTTTCGATGTCATTGAGTGAGCCTTGGTTATCAAGTAATGGCACGATGATCGTGATCTTGAAATTGGCCTGAGGTGAGATCGAGTTTTGTTGGTTATTTTGTGGCTCTAGATAAGGATCATCGGGTGAGATGATGATGGAGTTGGCGATAGGGCTGGCAGGTGGAAAGGAAAAGACCTGCCAAACCCCATCGTTTGCTAAGGCCGTGGCCAATGTTGATCTGAGTGCTGTGACGGCAACCATTTAGCCCACCATTGACCTTGGCGAAACGTAAGGAGCGAGAAGACCGTTCACGCGGCGCAGTAGTGAATAACCCATGCGGTACGGCGATGGTGAAAAGTCTGGTGAAATGCCACCTGCACTTGATTGCTGGCGAGACTGCCACATATCTACGGCGATCTCCAGCGCAGC